CGGCTATAATTCCTTACATAATTTCGGAGTGTCCGAGTAACATAATGTTTATTTCGGGTTCAGAAAGTTTAGTTCAAGATACGGTACGTGATCGGCTTGATCCGATTATTCACAATTCGGGTTTGTCGCATTTAATACGTCCGTCGATTATAAAAAAGAAAAATCAAAAATCTGGTGATACGGATTTTAAAAAAGAATATGCTGGCGGTTCTTTGACTGCAACAACGTATAATCCTAGAGGACTTCGATTTTATTCTGTAAAATATGTTTTGGCGGATGAGTTTGATGATGCTCCACGTGTCAACAAAAAAGAGGGTTCAATTCGTAGTTTGGTTGAGGCACGTACAAAATCTTATGAGGGTTCAAAAAAACTAGCTTGGATAAGTTCTCCAACGGTAAAGAATCAAAGTAATATTGAGGATGTTTATGAGGATGGCGATAAGCGTAAATGGAATTGGGAATGCCCGCATTGTAAAGTGTTTATTCCTATCGAGTGGCGAGTTGAAAAAGAGGATGGCACTCATGCTGGAATAAAATATTCACTCGATGAAAAAAATGAGTTGATTCCAGAAAGCGTACATTATGAGTGTCAAAATTGTGGAGGTCAAATAAAGCCGAATCAAAAATACGATTTGAATTTAGGAGGTAAATGGATTCCGACAGCCGTAGCAAAAAGACCAGGAATAAGAAGCTATCAATTAAATGCGATTGTGTTGCCTCCTGGATTTGTTACTTGGGTTAAATTATGTTATGAATGGTTAGAAGCTTGCCCTCCAAACGCTCCGATTGATGAAGCAAAATTAAAAGTTTTTGTTAATACTCAATTAGGTCAAACTTGGGAGGAAAAAGGACAATCGATTAGGATTAATGAGTTGATGGAGAACAACGTTCGAAGTTATGATATTGGAGTGGTTCCAGATTCAACTTGCGAAAAAGATGGTAATGGTAAAATTATAATGTTATCGCTAGCTTGTGATTTAGGTGGTGTCATGGAAACCAATAACGAGGATGTTCGATTGGATTATGAAATAATTGCTCATACATCAACTGGTGCAACTTATTCCGTTGTACATGGAAGTATTGGAACTTTTAAGCGTTCACGAAAAAAGAGTAGAGCTGAATCGGAAAATGAAAGTGAAAGAGATAAATACACTTATTCTCACGGTCAAAAATTTAGTGTTTGGGGTTATTTGAAAGAGATAATCGATAAAAACTACATCGGACAAAGTGGAGATGCTTACAACGTGGATATAACGGTTATTGATACTGGTCATTTTACACGTTTGGCTTATGATTTTATAAATAGCGTGAATGATTCTTTTGTTATTGGAGTGAAAGGATATGCGGAGGATGAGTACCGAAAATTAACAAAAGACACTCCGATTATTTCTAGGAGTAGAGAAATGTCTGGTAAACTTTATATTTTGCAAGTCAATCAATTAAAAGATATTTTAGCTTCAAATATGAAATTGCGTATGGGTATGGATGGTTATCAACCGAGTGGTTTTATGAATTTTCCTCAGTCGGAATTAGGAAAATACGCAATGAAATCATACTTTACCCATTTTGAAGCGGAGCATCGAGTGCCAACAATGAAAGGTGAAGTCGAGGTTGGTTATAGTTGGAAAAAAAAGAACTCAAGTGTAGAGAATCACTTTTTTGACGTTTATGTATATAACCTTGCAGCACGTGAAATTTTTATAGATATATTGAGACGTTCACATAGTAAAAATTCTCGATTAACTTATGAGGATTACGTGAGGCTTATTGAGGGAAATTAATTAAAAAAAGTAAACAAATGAAAGAAACAGAAATTAAAACCGATGAAAAAATTGAGATTGTAAAACAGTCGCAAGCCGAAATCCAACAAAAATTAGTAGGTAGGGTAAGACCAAAAAAAGGTCATATTTTGTTTGAGTTTAACATCAAAACGAAAGAAATTAAAAAAGCAAATTTTGATAGTGTTGATGTTGATTTTGAAAAAGCACAAAGCAATAATTTATCAATCAATAAAAAAATAACAGTCAACAAAGATTGCTTATATATTTCGGCATTAAACGAAAAAAATGTAAAGAAAATTTTGAAGCGAAATTTTAAAATTGAAGTGTAGAATAATTAAAAAAACCTTTGGATTTATTTTCAAAGGTTTTTTTTTATAAGTTTGTAAGGAATTAAATTACAGAATTATGAATGATGGAATTTATACCGTTTCTCAATACATTGAATGTAAGTCAAGTTTGTTGGAGAAAATACAAGCTATAAACGCTGTTATTTCAGCAATGGAATTGAAGTTGTTAGACGTTACCGAAAGCACTGCATTAGATGAATACCAACTTGATGATGGACAAATGAAAGTGCGGACTAAATATCGAAATGTAGCAGATGTAATGGCGGGAATAAGCGCATTGGAGCAATTGAAACAGCGATATGTAAACAGATACAACGGGTGTAGAATAGTAATTCGTGGCGGTAACTTTTAAACTTAGATAATGGAAATATTCGGATATAAATTTTTTGAAAAATCGGAAAGTAAAGTTGAAACGAAATCAGAGGAATATTATGGTGAGGTTGGTGCTGGTGGGTATGGAGGTTCTTACTTTCCGATTGTAACTAAAAAATGGGATGGTGAGAAAACATCTGGAGAACTTGGAGTAGTAATTAAAAATATTCCACTTTATCAAAATTTACGGTTACGTGGGTATGATGCTTTTATAAAAACTGATACCGTTAAAATATTTTGTCAAAGACGTTTTCAATGGGTTATCGGTTCTGGGTTAAAATTAGAAGCAGAGCCAAACATCACGGTTTTAAAATCTGAAAAAATTGAGGATTTGCCACAAGGTTTTCAACGTTTGATTGAGGAACGTTGGAAGGTTTACACGAATTCTGTTTATTGTGATTTTGAAAAGAGAAGGAATTTACACGGTTTGGCGATGGATTTTTACACCGATAAGTTTACTGGTGGTGATTGCCTTGCTGTTTGTAGAATAGAACCCTTTGGTGTAACTGCACAGTTTATTTCTGGAGAACACTTAAAAACTCCTATGACTGGTGATGAGGTTTTGAATAATAAAGTTGAAGGTAATTATATCGAACACGGTATTGAGTTCAATTCTAGAGGTGAACACGTTGCTTATTACGTTTATACAAAGGCAAGCGGGGGTAATTTGTTAGGTAAATTTGAAAGAATACCAGCATATGGTGAAAAAACAAAACGTAGATTAGCTTGGATGATTTACGGACAAAAGCTAAATCCAGACCACAAAAGAGGGGTTCCAGAATTTGCTCAAATACTTGAAAAGGTTGCTAAATTAGACCGATATACTGAGGCTTCTGTATCTAAAGCGGAGCAAGCTGCAAATATTTTGTTTGCTATTCAACATAAAGAGTTTTCAACTGGAGAAAATCCTTTGGATGGATTGGTAAAAAAGAAAATGAGAATCAGTACGGTTAACGGTCAAGAGGAGTTAAGTGGATATGCTTTAGGCGATGGTTTGGCAAATAGAATAGTTGAGGGTACTTCAAACCAAACATTCAATTTGCCTCCAGGAGCGGAGTTAAAAGATTTTGGTACTAACATCGAAAGTAATTATCAAGAATTTCATTCGGCAAATTTCAAAACAATGGCTGCTTCTATTGGAACTCCTCCTGAGGTTGCAATGCAAGAATACAATTCTAATTATTCGGCTTCGAGAGCAGCAATTAACGGATGGGGTTATGTTGTATCAATTGATCGTCAAGACTTTTCAAATCAATTTTACAGACCGTTTTATAAGTTGTGGTTAGAGTTTGAAGTTCTTTCAAATAAAATAGAAGCACCTGGATTTATAAACGCTTTAACATCTGATAATTTTATGGTCATTGAAGCGTACACAAGTTGTAGGTTTACTGGAAAAAATATGCCTCACATCGATCCGTTGAAAGAAATAAAAGCAATTCGTGAAATGTTGGGTGATGAGGCTTTAGGAATTACGCCTTTGATAAGCCATGAGCAAGCTACTGAAATGGCTAATGCTGGCGATTTTGAGGAAAATTACAACGAATATAGAGAGGAAAAGGATGTTT